AAGATACGATATGTGAATGGCATTTTTTATAATCAAGGTTTAATGATAATGCTGCTTCCTTGAGAGAGTTATATTTTCCAAGAACATTTCCTTCTAAATCTAAAACTTCACACATTTTAAATCTTTGATCAGATTTTACAGTATCAATATTTTCACCATGATATCTCCAAATATATCCATGAGCTGTACTTAATTTTCCGTTGCAACATTCTGAAATATGAGAATGACTTTTAACATTATCCAAATTTAAGGATTTGTATGCTTCCGCAATTGATGAAAAAGTAGTTATGTATTTTCCTTGAATAGAATATTGATCTACTAAAATTTTTTTATGATCTCTTAATGCAATATTAAGTTC